AATCCTAAATAATTTCCGCTTGTACCAAGTCTTTGCGGAATTGGTTGTAATTAATTAAGCTGATTCCTGTGTTTTGCTCAAATGGAATCAGGATTTTTTGCATGGCCGTCTGAATAAAATCTTTCAGCCGTTCAAAGTCTGCCAGCGTCTTGTAGCCGTCTTGTCGCAATTCGGGAATACTGCTTACCGGCTGAACGGCACTATTACACTCTGCTACGCGGAAGAAGTGCCAAGCGGCATTTAATACTTCTTCGCGCAATACGTTTTCTTTTTCGTTTATCTTCTTGGCAATCGTGCGTAACGATTCGCCGTTGATGATGTCGAATAACGCCTGAATGTAACGTTTCGGGCGATTGTATAGGCTCGCTGTGTACAGTGCGATTTGTACGCTTGCGCAATACAAGCCGATTTTTGAAACGGTACGCTCTGGGATAATTTCGCCGTAGGCTTCCTGATATTCAGTCAAGCGAAGAACAGGCTTCAGAATCTCACGGCGTTGATTTGGCGACAGGTCGGCTGATTCTGATAGCTGCTCAATCGCCGCCTGAGCCTCGTTGGTCGTCTTGCTTAAGTCGTTGTCTGAGTAAATACAAGCGACAACACGCATAGCGCGGATAAGTTTCTCAAACACGGTTACACTGGTTTGGTCGTTTTCGTAAACCAACGCCTGATAGTGCATGAGATTTTTAATGTTTTCGGTCAATTTGCTGTCTAAGTCTTGAGGCGCTCCACTTCGCAAAGCCAGCTTGTTTTGTACTTGGATTACAGCAATATTTGCCAGTTTATTGCGGTCGGCGCGTTGGTTGCCGATGTTGTCTCGTGCATATTTCTTGACGGCCTGTTCTTTCTTCGCCGCTTTCCGTGAGGCTAACATTTCACTTGCTTTCATATCGCACCTATTGGATCGTGATTTTCATAATCAGCAGGGCGTGGGTCACTAACAATAACCACGCAAAACCAAAGAATACAAGGCAATCACGCAACGGATTTAAAATATTTAACTCTTTGCGCGCGTTGCGCTTTTTAATCAGCACTAAATACAGATACACGCCTACGTTCAGAATCATCAAAGCCCAAATCAGGCAAATTGTGCTTTTTAAAAGAATAAGGGTCATGGGTTTTCCTTTTGTTGAAGCCGTCCTCTCAACGGCTCGGACGTTTTAGGCCGTCTGCCTGTGGGTTATTTAAAACGGCACGTCGTCCGAAATATCATCTTGCGCCTGTGCCTGTGCTGGCTGTGGTTTTTGTGCTGGTGTTTGTGCATTACCGCCCAACATCTTCATTTCGTTGGCGATAATCTCGTAAGCCGAGCGCTCGATTCCGTCTTTGCCTTGATATTTACGGCTTTGGATTTTGCCTTCCAAATACACTTGACTGCCTTTTGTCAGGTATTTGGCGGCAATCTCTGCCAGTTTGCGGTACATGGTTACGTTGTGCCATTCAGTGGACTCTTGGCGTTGTCCGTTCTTGTCTTTCCAGCTTTCACTCGTGGCAACGCTGAAGTTACAGACAGCTTCGCCGTTTGCCATATAGCGCAATTCAGGTTCACGACCAAGACGGCCAATTAAAATTACTTTATTCAGCATTTTGTTTCCTTTTAAAATTTAAATGTCATTCTGTTGTACGCTTCGCGTGTTGCGATCACATCTTTCTTGCAATACTCTGCAACTTCATCGATTCGCCCGGCTTGCACATAATCCCAAACCTGTGAGCCGTCTATGCCGTCTTTAGGGCTTGGAATCCCTAAAATTTCGCATAGCTCCGCCAGTTTGATACGGTTTCCACGTCCTGCCCAAATCTGCATAGTGTCTGCGAAGTTCTCGCTGTATTGCGAGTAATGCAAGTTAATAGCAGGCTTGATACGGTTCACGATAAATCGGTGGAGCAGGAAGCGGATATCAAACTCAACGTTATGCCCGATGAATCGAATATTCGGGCGCGGAACATCGAATCTAATTCGGGTAATTAATTGGTTGAACTTAGTTAAAATTTCCGCCTCGTTTCCGCCTGTAATTGCTTCAGGTTTGCCATCACCCACTGCCAAGCCGATAACGCAAACTTCGCCGTAGCCGCCATTTAAAGCCGTTCTGCGGTACTTATCCTCTGCAACATCATGGGATTTTGAAGAAGCCATGACGGCCTCCCAACGTTCAATCATTGAAGCCTTAGACGTAAATTTGATTTCGTCTTTGTCTGTAATTCCCAAATCGGCGGCGGCTTTTTCTTTCGTCAAGTCGCTCGGTGCTTTGAAATTCAGGGCAACATCTTGAAGAATTGCATCAAATGCGCCATGTTTCTGATTCGGGATAGTCTCAATGTCAATAAAAACATTCAGCATAATTGACTTTCTTTAATGTCGTTCAGAATAGGCCGTCTAAACTTCAGACGGCATGAGCTTGGTTAAAATGGGATATCGTCGTCAATATCTTCAACCGGCGCGGTTGGTGCTGTTGGTTGCGGCGTTGGTTGGCGTGTCGGTTGAGGCGGAACAGGGCTATTCTTGCGTTTATCTACAAGCGGTTTGTTTGCGATGTAAGCCATGATTTTGCCAAGCTGTGCCGGTTGTGTTTCGGCGCGCATGATTTCGCCTGCCGTCAATTCGCTTGAGGCTTCAAACACGCTATACAGGCTCGGTGATGGATTTTCGCGGCCATCTTCATGCACCATTTGAACGACAATGCCAAGCTGTTTGCCGTGCAGTTTGGTAAAGCAATCACGCATAACCATTTCTTCTTGTTGTGTTTCGCGGTTGTATTCTTTGACCTGTGCCGGTGTTGGTTCGCCACTGTCCTTTTCTCGTAAGCAAGCCAAGATTGCGCTCACGGTTCGCAAGCCGCCCTCATTCTGAACGCCGTTTGAATAGCTGGTGTTGATGAAGAAAGTCGCTTTGCGTTTTTGGTTATCGATAACAGACAGTTTCAGATTCTCGCTTCGGCCATTGGCGTTATTGCCTACATGAAAGACGGCTGATTCGATGGTTACAACATATTTACCGGCTTGGTTGATATAGCCGCCACGTTGGTCGTAGGCGATTGCATCTTGTTTATTGAGCTTGTACATCTTGATGTCCTTTCGGTTGGATTTCGTAGTAATTGCAGATTTCTGAGTCAATCTGCGCTAAATCGTTGTCGATTTGTTGACTTTCAAAAAGTCCCATAGGACTTTTCACGGTGTCGCTGCCGTTGTTTTGGGTTAAAAAGCTGTAATTGCCGTTGACTGCCTGCGTTCTTAAAACAATCGTAAACAAGCCCTCCAGCGTGATTTTTTCGTCAAGCAGTTTGCCGATTGTCTTAGCTTTGGTTTTGCCAAAATCGTCTGTCTGCGTGTGGGAAAGGATGTAAACGCGCTTGTTTCCCGGCAAGGCGTTGGCCGTCTGAAGAATGTCCCATGTGTTTTTTGCAATGCGGTTGAACTTCATAAATTGCTCATTGCCTTTGGCTTCAACGGTAACGCCGCGCATGAACTCATTTGCCATGATGTACTGGAAATCATCAATGATGATTATGTCTTTGCTTGTCTTTTGCAGAATCGTGCAGATTTGTTGGGAATTGTCTGTAATGTAGATGTTTCCTGAATCTCCCACTTTCTTCAGACTGCCTTTTTCGTCCTTTTCTGCGGCGGTTTTCCAACCTTTCGGGCGGAATGGCAAAGGCTTTTTAACTGCCTGAATCAGGCACACATCATCAGGGTTAAGGTTTCGCATTGAGGCGGTTTTGCCTGTTCCGCTCTCTCCAAGGATGAAAACCGATACGCTCATTTTTTAATCTCCAAATGAATTTTTCTTTGCTGGTTAAGCTGTTGTTTTCTATGCTTTCTTGTTGCTCAAGCTCTTGCATGACTTGGCAATAAAACATCAATTCATGACATATGGTTAGCTTTCCAGCAACTTGTTGAAATACTTTTCAGCCGCTGCTTTTGTCTTGAATGTTTTCTCGTTGATTTTCTTGCACCCTGCGTTTTTCTTCAGAATCAGCGCGTGAGTGTTTCGGGCGAATGTCTCAACGTCTTGCCAAACGTGCCAAACGCCGTTTTCATTTCTCATGCGCGCGCCGCAATGCTTGCTGATATGGCTATGGCCTTTTGGCTTGGCTATATAACAGGCTGTTAGAATGTATTGCATGGCTTAATCTCCGCGTCTCCCATGACTTTCATGTCGTCCGGCATGGTTTCGTATGTCTGTTCAATTTGAGCTTCTTGGCTGATGGTTTCAGGTTCTACCGGCTTCTCGGCTTTGCCGGAAAAGCTACAAGCCGCGATAGTGATTGCTGACACGGCCAAAACTGTTCTGATTGCGTATTTCATGCTGACCTCCTAGTCGTTCCAAGTTCTGAGGTTATATTCATATTCCGCCTGAGCTTCGGCGGCTTCCTGTTTGCATTGATTGATTGCCACTTGCTTAAGGGCTTCGTTCACGCCCTCTAAGATTTTTCCGCTCAAGATTTCCAACAGGTCGGCCGCTGACCATTCTTTCAGGTAGTCATCGACAATCTGCTCAACTCGCGCGTCGTCATAGTCGTCGTCATAAGGGAGCATGTTGTCGTACTGGCTTTGTAATGCGCCTAAAGTAATCATTTGTGTTTCCTTTCACGTTGTCTTATTTAAGCAGCCGAATCAGCCGCTTAAATAAGCCCTCTTTGTTCAAAAGGGCTGTAACCGTCATAGGCCGTTATCTTTTAGGCCGCCTTCGCCTGTAACCGTTTGTTCGATTTCCCCTATGCTTTACCATGTCTTGCTATCGGTTTGCGCCTACCTGAAGGGCGGTTACTACGTTCCCGAGTTGTTAAAGAACTGTGTTTTGCTTCGATGTGTGTATATTACCAGCGGTTTTTAATTTAGTAAATACCTGCGGTAATATTTTTATTTAAAAAAATATAACACTATGATTTTATGTAGATAAATTTTATAAAAAACCGCCCATTTGGGCGGTAAATGTGAAGCAAATAACGGTATAACCCCTATCGAAAGGGGGTTAACCCCCATCAACAGGCAAAAAGAAAGCCCGCGCATGGCGGGCTGGTTGAATGGGGTAAGTTTAGGCTGCGTTTTCAGGGTTGTCCCTCAAGTATTCGGCTTCTGCTACGTCATCCTCAAAATTTAGGGATAGCGGTATTACACTGCCTTTTTTGTCGTTGCATACATCAACGTCGGTTTTAAGCTGGAAGCAGTCGCCGACAATTTGCTGACGCCGCTGCGAAAATGCTTTATGGAAATGTTCTACGGGAACATTTGGATCGTCCAAATCTGCCCAAAATGTGAGCTGTTTGCCGTTAATGCTTTCTCTTACCGCGTGTTTGGCACGATAGCTGCGTCCTTTAGGGTCTGCGCGCAGTTCTTCTCTGAAGTGGCGTGAAAATGTATTTGCGGCAAGCTGGATTTCATCGCGCATATTGGGCTGGTAGAGTTTATTGTCCAATGCCCATCCTGCCAAATCATGAACATCTACTCTTCCATCTTTAATGCCTTTTTCCTGTTTGTATTGTTCTACGATTTCTGCGATTTGTTTTTTTGTGGCGTTACTCATCATTACTCCTATTTGCAAAACCCCAGCCGTCATAGGTTGAGCCGTTTAAAATGAAATTCCGTACTGGAACAAGATGTTTGCGCAATTGCTGATATTTTCCTGTGCGGTTGTGAAGCTGCCCAACCACCAAGCCAGGGTGTATCTCATTGACACCTGCAAAGGCAATAATTTTCCTTTCGGAAAAAATATAGGCACCTACGCGGACAATATAGCTGTCAAGTTTTGCGGCGGGGACGCAAAAATCTGCCGCTGCTTTGTTTGCCAACTGTTCCGATTCAGGTAGTCCGTCGATTTGAATACCGATATCTTCATCAATGATAGCTTGATTTTTGCCGTCTCCATTTAGGATGTGTTCCAATTCATGCCGGAGGGTAAACCAGAAATTATCTATGCGATCGTAACGCAAGGTCATGCCGATAACCGGTTTTTGATTGTCCAGCCAAAAGCAGGCGGCATCCAGTTTGCTGTTTGGCAGGCTTTCGACAAAAATTAAACGGACACCGCAGGCGGACAGTATTTTGGGAACGTGGCGGACTTCCTCTGCCGAGCGGAGCAGGGCGGATAATTCGTCAATAGCTTTTTCTACGGCGGTGGTGCTGAATTTCCCCGTCGTCAGTTGTTCGGCTGCCAGTTGTCTGACTTTAAACAGCCATGCCAAGTTGGTAGTGCTGATTGTTTGTTGGTAAGCGGCCGCGTTTTGCTTGGCGGAAAATTGGAATTGCGGCGTTTGGCCGATTGCTTCGATGTTGAAGAATTTTTTTATAGCCGCTTCCAATTCTTCAAATGTTTTACCGGCGGCAATCCATCCGCGTCTGACCATCTCTTTAACCGGATAGTTTTGATAAAGTGCTGCCCTTAGCGGAATATCTTGATACTTGTCTGCTTCTAGCATCGACAGTTGGAAGCGTGATTGGAGATTGAGCCATGTCTCAGCTGAAATGCCCAGTGCCTGAGCAAGCTGCATGGCGGTATCGGGCGTAATCCCCAGTTTGCCGGTAATAATCTGATTGATGGTTTTTGTTGGCCGTTGAATAATTTCTGCCAAGTCTGCCTGTGTCAGGTTACGGGCTGCCAGTTCTGCTTTCAGAACCTGTCCTGCGTGTATCGATTGGGCGGGTAAAGTTTGAATATTCATTTTGGGTCTTGTGAATCAAGTCTGTGTAATACGATCTGTTCGGTTTCTATGCTGATAATCAGTTTGTATTTCGGATTGACGGTTACAGAGTAAAAACCCGAATCATCATCACATGGCGACAAATCTAAAAATTGAGCCTGATGAAGATCTGATATGCTGTGGGCAGACAGAAGATAATTGACAACAATCCTGTATGCGGCAGTTACTTTTGCCCCTATCTGCTTATCCTGAAAAAATGAATCAGCAAACAACAGATACAGGTAATCTGTTTCAAATTTCACCTGCATATTAATATCTCCATTATATCAGATTTACACTTTGTGTAAATCTGTAAATCCGACTTTTTTAAATAAGACGCACGAAAGGCCGCCTGTTTTCAGACGGCCTCACTCATATCATCTTTGTTTTGATTGGTGGATATTGTAATCAGGATCAAGCCGGCTTAATAGGATGTCCGTTGGGATCAGCCTGCGCTTAACCTCTACAACTACTCCGGCAATAAACGCGCCATCAGGCAGCGGAACGCCTGATCCACCATCGTAGATAATGGTATGCGTCCCATCAATCGCAATGGACAACCTACCCACCATGCCGCGCAGGTAGCCTGTATTGTCGATACAAATAAGCACCAAGTCTTTATCTCTTGGTGGGATATTCGGCTCCACTATCAGTATGTCGCCACGTTTTATCCCTGCAAACTCCACGTCGTCAGCCATGCGGACGCCGACGGTATTCCCCGAGTGTGGAATAAATGTTGCCGCCCTGTCCCCATCGCCCTGAATTTGCGTCCTGTCCTTATCAGGGTTGGCGAGATGGCGAACAGCGATATCAATATCCAAAAGCGGCATTGATTTTAAAAAGTGCTTGTCTGCGTCGGCAAGCTCTTCTTTTGTTGGCTTGCTTACAGAATTTTGATTTAGGGTGTAGCTGGTGTTGTTGTGTACGCCTCCAATATTATTGTTAAGTGCGCCATTTATAACACCACCCGATATTATTAGTGAGTTTGACATCTCATTAATTTCTTTTTCCAGTCTCCAGCTAAAGCTACCGACAGGAACGCCTAATACTTTTGCAAATTCACTTGCAATAGACGCATTTAATGCGTTAGTCCCGTTTAAGTAGTGGTTTATCGCCGCTTGTGTAACCCCTATCAAGCCAGCAATTTTTGCTTGTGATAGACCTAGCTCCTTTTTTCTATCATTGAAAATTTGCTTTAGAAGCTTGCACTCTTCTTTCTCAATATCTGAAATTTCACGCTTTTTCATAAAAAACCTCTTTTAAATAATATTACTGGAAGTTTTATATAAAACATAATTACCGCAAGTATTGCATTTTAAATTACGAGCGGTTATAATTCATGAATAGGAGGTATTCATGACGAAAACTACATTGCTGGAATATGCAAGTAAAAATGGGCAAGTCAAAACAGCGGAGTTGCTTGGCGTTACGCAGTCCGCAATATGTAAAGCTCTGAAATATAAACGAGAAATTTATATTGAGGAGAAAGATGGGAAAGTAACTTCTTATGAGGTCAAAAAGTTCCCTTCAGATTGAATATCCATTTACTTGTACGGACGCAGGACGCAGAAAAAGGGAAACCCCACGCGGAAACGTGGGGCGGTGAGCAGGAAACGAACTGCTCGACAACGTGAAAGAGAGGTCATTATGAATCAAAAAGGCACTCAGTGCAAGAAGATTATCGATTACATCCGCGCAAACGGTCATATCACGTCTTTAGAGGCTTCTAAGTATTTGAATATTACGCAGTTATGTTCACGAATCATCGACTTGGAAAGCAGGGGATTTGTTTTCAACAAGCCACGATTCAAGGTTGGCAGTTGTAAGAATCCAGTTGCCCATTATTCGATAGCTAAATCAGGGATTGAGCCATGAATGAATTTATTCCAAACAGTTTTCAGATTTCAAACGCGGTTATCGATGAATACCTGTCGAAGATGAGCGGGAACGCGTGGAAGTGCTACGGCTTGATTGTTCGTAAAACCAGAGGTTGGCAGAAAACGCATGACAGTCTTTCGATTTCACAGATTAAAAAATTTACCGGGATCAGGAAAGAGGAAACGGTTCAAAAAGCCATTGATGAACTGGTCGATTTAGGACTGATTGGCAAGCAAAGCAGAATTGGTTTACCGAACGAATATTTTTTAATTTCAGACCCCAAAAAAGGGGTAACACCACCCCCGAAAAATGGGGTAACACCACCCCCGAAAAATGGGGTAGGACCACCCCCAAAAAAGGGGGGGCACATAAATACAAAAAACAAAAAACAAATATCTACTAACGTAGATATTAATACAGCGCCCGAAAAAACAGCGAAAAAACCGACCAAGCATGAAGCCGATTTAGCACTGTTGGCAGAGCATGGAATTACCGGGCAAATCGCTGAGGACTTTTTGACAATTCGCAAGGCTAAACGCCAACCGTTGACAGAAACGGCTATGCGCCTAATTGCAAGTGAGGCTCAAAAAGTTGGCATGACGGCATTTCAGGCAGTGATGTTTTCCATTGGCAACGGCTGGGGAAGTTTCCGCGCGGATTGGGTTAGGAATAAAACCTTTGGCAAACAGTCAGGCGGGAATGGTGGCTTAACCCATAACATGACGGCTGATGTACTGGATAACAAACAATACGGCGACCAGCCGACAACGGATTTCTAGGGGGTGGATATGGCTTTGAAAAGTACCGCCGATTTTTTAAAAAACTATGGCAACGCCAAAACGGAAACACGCAAATGCACGGAGCATGGCGAGTATTTGGCGAAGAGTGTTTTCCGCAATGTTTGGACTGATTGCCCGGTTTGCGGAAAGCTGAAAGCGGCAAAAGAAGCGGTTGAATATGCCGAACGCCTTGTCAGCGAATTAAAGCAGGACGAAATGTCAAAACGCATTGGCCGCTCAGGCATTGCCGAACGGTTTAAAAACTGCCGAATTGAAAATTTCCAAGTCGATGAAGGCGTGATCGGAATGGCAAGAGCAAAAGCTGCCGCCGCCGACTATGCGGAAAACTTCGAGGATGTTTTGCAGACCGGACGGAGCATGATTTTTTCAGGTAAGCGCGGCACTGGGAAAAATCATTTGGCCTGCGGTATTGCTCACAAGGTTATCGAATCGGGTCGCAGTGCGGTTGTAATTACTGTCGGCGATATGTTGCAGACCGTAAAGGACAGTTTCAACGGCGGAAGCGAAAAAGAGGCTGTTGGAACGTTTGTAAAACCTGATTTGCTGGTGCTTGATGAATTTGGCGCGGGCAACCTATCAGAAACGGACGGTCGGATTTTGTTTTCGGTCATTAACGGTCGATATGAGCGGCTTATGCCGACGCTGGTGTTAACTAACTTGTCGGCTAAGGATTTCCGCGAAAACGTTGATGCCCGAATCAGAGACCGATTGAGAGATGGCGGCGGCAAGTTGATACCGTTTGACTGGGATAGTTACCGTGCGTGAAACCTGCTACCACTGCCTACACGCAGATTTTAAAGCCGAAGCAAACGGCACGATGCGCGGATTTGCAAGATGTACCAAAGCAAAGACGGCTGAAGATAGAGCGAGCTACTACTTCGGCGGCTACAAATGCGACAAAGGCGAATTTAACCCGGCAACAGCCGACACGATGGAAAAACGGCGCGAAAAGTTTGAAGAATGGCGCAACAAAAGGAAATGACAAAATGAAAGACAACATCAACCCCAATCACTACAAGACACGAAAGCACGAATGTATCGAGTTTACCCGACTGCTGAATTTCAATCTTGGGAACGCGTTTAAATACATTTGGCGATTTGAGCACAAGAACGGCAAAGAGGATTTGGAAAAGGCTTTATGGTATTTGCGAGACCAAATCGGGAATAGACCGGTAATGCCGATTATTACACTGCCGGGTTATGACTTGTTGGCGGACAAGGTGGAATGTTGCGGATTTGAACATGCACACCTGAACGCACTGGATGCCGTGTTATATGCGGCCTTCGCGAAAAACTACGAATCACTGAGAGTGGCAGTCAACCGCGTGGAAAGATTGATTGAAAAGAAATACGGAAAGGAAAACGGAAAATGAAAAATTGGTTAATCGAGAAATTGGGCGGCGTGAGTAAGAAAGAGCATGAAGAAGTTATTCAGACCGCTAATAGCTTAAAAAATATGGCTGATGATTACAGTCAGAGAATTTCAGACGGCCTGAAAGAAAAAGCTGAAATGGAAAAGGCGGTGGAAATGGTTAGCGAGAATCTGTTCGAAACAATCAGCCGTCTGAACTATGAAAAACGCACTTCCTACGGCCTAATGGCAAAAATGACCGCTCAAGTGCAGAAAATCGAAGAACTGCAAGCGGAAATTGAGGCGAAGAACGCAGAGCTTGCAAGGGTTAAATCAGAGATTATCGCAATCTCAAAAAACAAAGCAGACACGACACTGAAAGCAGAAAACCAACGTCTGAAAGCTGAGTTGGAACTGTTGAAACGCAATAAATTCAAGCGAGGCCGCAAATGATGACACTGTTTTTAATTGGGCTTGGTGCTATCGCGGCACTTATCGGAATCACGATTTTAGTAGATATGCCGCCGATTGATGAATTTGGACAACGTGAAAAGGATTAAGGGAAATGGAAACGAAACGATGCTCAAAGTGTGAAGAAAGAAAGCCTATCAGCGAGTTTTACAAAAAAGGCTTCAACAAACAGGGGATTCAGCAATACAGCAGCAGATGCCGGCAGTGTCAGGCTGAATATCGCGCGAAATACTATGCGGTCAAGAAGCCAAAATTGCCCGGTACGCGCCAGAGGGCGAAAGAGTTTACAGACGCAGACGAAGAACGGCTGTTCTCCGCCAAGAGAGGCGCGGTAAGCATGAGTATTTCGGCAGAGCTTGCAAACGAGGCTTGCCCGCAATTAGACCCTAAAAACTGGCCTATCGGCGTGGCAGAAAGCATTTACAAACACTTCGGTATGAAATGGAGCTATTTATGAAATTCGCAGTATTTTTGATTTGTGTATCGGTCGTGGTGTTGGCGATTGGGTTTGTTGAATGGGTCGCAAAGAAAGTACGCAACCAAGATGATGATTGGGGTGGGCATTGGCCGTATTAATCCCGATTGAGCAAATAGTAGAGGCGGCGGAAAGGGCAAATGTTCTTTCCCTGCCATATCCGATAAGTACTAACCGATATTGGCGGACGTTTCGCAACCGCCAAATCGTCAGCAAAGAGGCGACGGCATACAAGGCGCGGGTTGCCGCCATTGCCGCTGAAAACGGTATCAAGCCGACTGATAAAGCAGTAAGTCTGACAGTCCAGTTGATACCTAAAGCAAATAAAGACGGGTCGGCAAGTAAAGTCTGCTTGGATTTGGATAACTGCTTAAAAGTCTGTTTAGACGCATTGCAGGGCGTGGCATACGCAAACGACAAACAGGTTAGACGCATTATTGCTGAGTATGGTAGTGAGCCGGTTGCAGGTGGGGGGCTGGTGGTAAAGGTTGATGAGTTGGAATGAGCAAAACCAAAGAGGAAAAACGACACCTTGAGCGCGTGGCCTCTCTCGGTTGTATCGTCTGCCGAAACAGTGGGCGATACGACATGCCGGCAGAGGTACACCATATCCGAAACGGAGCAGGGATAGGACGGCGGAACAGCCATTTTGAGACGATTCCGCTATGCCCTGCACATCATCGGACTGGTGGAGTAGGGATAGCCTTTCACGCCGCGCCGCGAACGTTTGAGAGCCTGTACGGCACGGAGCGAGAGTTATTGCAACAGGTTCAGGATTTACTAGGGGATTGAGATGATTTTATTGGGATTGATTGGTATCGGCGCGGTGTTGGCTGGTGTGTCTTTTGTGTGCTTCGTAGCGCGTGGCTTGTGTTTGTCAGAATATGAATAGTCAGAAATTCAGAGCAACCGCTGATAACGCGGACAATATCATAACCCTGTTTACCAACGAGCTAAAAAGCTGGCTGAAAAACGGGGATTTAGAAATCACGATCAGACCATACAAAGCCAAGCGCAGCCATGAGCAGAATAAACGGCTTTGGGCGATTTATGGAGAATTAGCAGATAAGGCGTGGGTCAACGGCAGGCGATACAGCGCGGAAACATGGCACGAGTACTGTAAGGGTTATTTTCTTGGCTTTGAGCTTAAGGCCATGCCGGACGGAACAGAGCTTAAAACGCCGATAAGCACGACAAGGCTGAATGTGGCAGAAATGACAGAGTATCAAAACAATATCCAATCATGGGCGGCGAACGAATTTAAAATCAGTTGGAGCATGTAGATGTACAGAAACGTGGAACAAGTCTTACAAGATGTTTATGGGATTAAAGGGACGCGAATAGAGCCGATAAATTCAACCGCGTTAGTTTGCGAGTGGTGCGAATCTAAAGGTGTGATGGGCGGTAGTTGGGGTGGTTTGACGCAAGCGGAAAAACATGCCCATGCGGAGATGATTATCAGCCGAATTAAGCGCGTATTGAATCGCTATGAGCTTGCGGTAGTAGAGTGTAAGTACAGCGAGGACTTAAGCGGAATTGTTGATATTACCGCCTATATTGAGCAACAGAACGAGGGCGTGAACTTGCTGATATGTGATGCGCTGGTGTCGAATATCTTAAAGGAAGTCCCGAAGCTGATGGAGATACAAGACAGATTTGATATTGCCCGCGTAACGCTGTGGCGGAAAAAGAAACAGGTTGGAGGAATTGTGGCCGGACTGCTTGATAGTGCCATTTGCAAACTGGACCCGGAGTTTAGGCAAGCGGGGATTATTGGGTAGTTTGTGTTTATGCTGATAGGTTGTGTAAAAATATGTATAATTGTTCGGTAATATATTTCGATTGATGGTAAACCTAAACAGGTAGATGGTTTATTCTAGGAGATGAAGATGAAAAAAACATTGTTGGCAATGATATTGGCAGTAATATCTAGCATGGCGATGGCAAAGTCAGAAGCAGAACAATTTGGATTGCAATATATAGAGACCCCGCCGGGGACTAACTATAAAGTCTATGGAAGCGGCGAGTTCATGTTCATTGATGCTAGGGCCACGGGCAGATTTGCCTCAATGTCCATTTTAACAATCAAACAACAACAGCAAGCCGGGTATGCGATTATTCCCGCTCGAAATTTTGATGAGGTGAATAGAAATGGACAATTCGCACAAACGTACTCCGTCGATTGTGGCACAAATGTTGTTTATGATGGCAATGGGCAGTCTAACAGGGTAAGCGAATTAAACCCGTTGCATCAGGTGGCATCAAATTTGGCTTGCCTAATTTTGGACACGGAATAAGTGATTATCTCTGAAGGTCCTACTGGTTGGATTTTTCTTGCTTTACACTTGACGGCATGAAACACTTTTGCTACAATTATGCTATAGTTTGGAAATAGCTATATAAACCGCCTTTATAGGGCGGTTTTTGCATTTCAGGCAGCCTTAAATCGTGTAGGTACCGAGCCGCTTTGCGGTGGGAGTGCCGCAGTAAATCAGCCCCGTGCTTTCGAGCCGGGGCTTTTTTATTGGAGAATGTAAGTGAGTAAAAGCCTGTATATCCCTTTTGAAGGGGCAAAGCTGATTGCCGCCGAGTATGACGGCCAAGTGTATGTTGCCATGCGTCCGATTGTGGAAGCCTTGCAAATGAGCTGGCCGACGCAACGAAACAAGCTACAAAAAAACGTTAAAAAATATGGCTGTATTCTTATGAATACACCCACTTCCAGCGAGATGCAGGAAATGCTATATATCCCGCTGAAGAAGCTGAATGGCTGGCTGTTTGGTATCAATCCTGCCAAAGTCCGTGCCGATTTACGGGAAACGGTGGAGCGGTATCAGGAAGAATGTTTTTTAGTTTTGCACGATTATTGGAATCGTGGCGAAGCGGTGCGGGCGAAAGTGCAGGCCGAATTGGACGCATGGCGCAATCAGGAAACTGCGTCATTTGAGCGCGGAAGTCATGCAGGGCGTGATTTGAATCTGCGTAAGCAGGAAAAGCACTATATTGCCGCCAAAATCAGGCAGTGCGAAGTGAACCTGTTGCAGCCCGATTTATTTCAGGCCGCCTGAATTTCAGATTTTCCAGCCATGCCATAACTGGCGACGGCAAAAGGGGCGGCGTAGCCGTTGAGGAAGATGACGCGGACGCTTCCAACTAAATAGGGGGTCGCGCCCCACTTTACTTTGATTGATACTCTGTAAAACGCTGTGCAAGTGAGACGCGTTGCCCGACCTAGATGGTTGTCATGCCAAGACAGACTATAAAGCGGTTCTTGCACTTCGCCCTATGCCTTGCTGGTGTAGGGCGTTCCATTTTTCCTGTGAGTCGAGTGTGTTTAGCCGTCTAATTCTGAGAGTGGTCGGAGTTAGACGGTTTCTTTTTTAAAGGAGGTGCTATGAGCGACACAAAACGCAAAACAGGCCGTCCAAGTAAATACGGCGACGAGCTGGCAGAAAAGATATGCGAGAAAATCGCAAATGGCAGAAGCTTGCGCTCAATATGCGCTGAAGATGGTATGCCTACAATGTCAACCGTGTGTAAGTGGCTTAGTGAGAATAAAGAATTTTCGGAGCAATACGCGCGCGCGAGAGAAAAGCAGGCGGACTATTTCGCAGAAGAAATTATCGAGATTGCCGACAGTGCAGAAGCAGAGAGCGCGGCAGTCTCAAAGGCAAAATTGCAGATAGATGCCAGAAAATGGGCGGCTTCCAAGATTGCGCCGAAGAAATACGGCGATAAAGTGGAACAGCAAATCACTGGCAACCTTGCAATACAGGCTGATGTGAAACTTTCTGATTTGTTCTTGAGCGATGAAGAATAAGCTACACCCTAGATTCAGACCGCTGATACATAAGCACCGATACAAGAGTTTGCGCGGTGGCCGTGGCGGCATGAAGTCTTGGGCAGTGGCAACGGTATTGGTAGAGCTTGCGCGCAAAGGCCGCTTTCGTATCATGTGCGCCCGTGAGCTTCAAAACAGTATCAGTGATTCCGTAATCTCTTTGTTATCAGACACGATAGACAGGGCAGGTTATACGCAGGAATATGAAGTACAGCGTAACCGCATTATCCATCTATCGACAGGTTCGGAATTTCTTTTTTACGGTATCAAGAACAACCCGACAAAAATCAAATCCATTGAGGCAATTGATATATGCTGGATTGAGGAAGCTGAAAACGTTTCTGATGAAAGCTGGAATATCCTAATCCCGACTATCCGTAAAGCAGGGTCGGAGATTTGGCTGACGTGGAATCCGAAAAACATTCTTGACCCTACCTATCAGCGGTTTGTAGTCAATCCGCCTGATGATATGGTCGATATTGTAGTGAACTACACTGACAACATCTATTTGCCTGAAGTGCTACGCTTAGAGGCTGAATCATGTAAAGCGCGTGATTATGACCTTTACCGCCATATATGGTTAGGCGAGCCGGTAGCAGATAGTGAGTTGTCTGTAATTAAGCCCAAATGGATTGACGCGGCGATTGATTCACATATCAAGTTGGGATTTGAAGCGACTGGGCAGAGAATACTGGGCTTTGACGTTGCAGATGAAGGCGATGACGCCAGTGCAACAATATTGCGGCATGGTTCTGTCGTTATCGATATGGACGAATGGCGCGGCCAAGACGTTATCTATTCCGCCGACAAGGTTTATCTGTACGGACAAGAGGCGAAAGCCGATAAGATTGTCTATGACAGTATCGGTGTAGGTGCTGGCGTGAAAGCGCAGTTTAGGCGTAAGACAGGCAAAGTGCAGACGATTGGCTTTAATGCCGGTGGTTCTGTGTTTAAGCCTGAAGCCCGATACACTGATGACAAGAAAAATAAGGATATGTTCTCAAACATCAAAGCGCAGGCTTGGTGGATGGTGCGCGAACGGTTTTATAAAACATGGCGTGCTATCGAGTTTGGGGATACTTATCCTGTTGACGAGCTTATATCCATATCAGGCAATCTTAAAGACCTTGAGTATCTCAAGGCCGAACTAAGCCGCCCGCGTGTCGATTATGACAATAACGGACGTGTTAAGGTTGAGAGTAAAAAGGATATGGCGAAACGAGGCATTCCAAGCCCTAACCGTGCCGATGCCTTGATTATGGCTTTTGCGCCTGTACAAGGTGGCCTGAATATCAATCCAAACATTTTGAGCAGAATATGAGTAAAAAGAAGAAACAGCAAAAGGCTGTGAATGTGAAAGCCTTGCGCCGACTGCTTCAGGAATTGCCCGATAAAACTGTTCAGCAGTATGGGTTAGATATGCCGGAGCTTCCAGACGGTGTAAAGGCGAATAACTCAATAGCGATGGACTGTAATAGCAACCTAGGCACATTTGGCGCAGGTTGCTTTTTTAATACTGGCTTTATCGGTTATCCGCGCTTGGCTGAATTAGCGCAAATTTCAGAGTATCGAAGCGTTACTGAAACGACAGCGAGCGAGATGACCCGCCAATGGATTGAGATTAAGTCTATCGGCGAGGACGACAACAGCGAAAAGATTAAGCAGATTGAAGAGTGTTACGAGAAACTGAACATTCGTGATGTTTTCCGTAAGGCGATTGAATCGGACGGCTTCTTTGGTCGTGGTCAAATCATGATCCAAATTAAGGGTCAGGATAACGACAAGCTGGGCAATCCGCTTCTGCTGACAAGTAAGACCATTGGCAAAGGCTGCTTAGAAGCATTAGTTCCGATTGAGCCGATGTGGACAGCGCCGGCGCAATGCAATACGACAGACCCGACGGCCAAAGACTTCTATAAGCCTAAATCGTGGTTCGTAATGGGGCGTGAGATTCATCATAGCCGCCTGTTTACGCTGATTAGCCGTCCTGTTCCTGATTTGCTTAAGTCAGCCTATAACTTCGGCGGCGTGAGTATGTCGCAGTTGATGATGCCTTATGTTGACCGATGGTTGCGAACGGTTGATTCAATAAGCGACCTACTGCATAGCTTCTCGCTGTCAGGCATTAAGACAGATATGTCAACCATCTTGTCAGGCGGTTGTGATGATGAAGTGAATATGACCTTACGCGCTGAAGTGTACAACCGCTTCAGAGACAATCGCGGCTTGATGATGTTGGATAAGGATAACGAAGAGTTCTTCCAATTCAACACGCCATTGAGCGGATTAGACGCGTTATTGGCGCAGGCGCAGGAGCAGTTGGCAATGCCTAGCCATACGCCGCTTGTAAAACTGTTGGGCGTAACACCTAGCGGATTAAACGCAAGCAGTGAGGGCGAGATAGCCGTTTATTACGACTACATCAAGGCATTGCAAGAAAACATATTGCGCGACCCACTGGATAAGGTGTTAAAGCTGGTTCAGCTTCATTTATTCGGCGAGACTGACGACAATATCACATTTGAGTTTGTCCCGTTGGCGCAAATGGACGAATCGCAGCTTGCCACTATCCGCAAATCTGATTCCGACCGCGATGTCGCATATATTCAGGCTGGTGTTATTTCCGCTGAAGAGGTGCGCGGCCGATTGGCTTCAGATACTGACAGCGGATATAACGGCATTGATGTTGATGAAGTGCCAATGCAAGATGATTTTGGCGAATTGGGAATGAGTGATGAAACAGAGCAACGAAGTGATACTGTCCCCGATAATGCCGAATCTTGGAGTGGAGGCGGCGTATCGCAAGAGCCTGAAGAAACTGCTGGCGGAAATGCGCAAGGACGTGCAAAGCCTGATTGACAGCCATTACCCTAAAGGACTGGCGCAAGACGGCTTTTCAGACGGCCTGCAAGCCGCTATCCGCCGTTTATTCCGTTACTGGTTCAACCGATTGGAAACGCTAGCCCCTGAAATCGCAGGGGCTTTTTTACATCGTTCTATGAGCCATACGGACAAGGCGTTTCTTTCGGCTTTACGTTCTGCCGGGCTAACGGTTCGATTCACGCAGACAGAAGCAACACGCCGCGCATTTGACGTAGCGTTGAGCGGTAATGTCGGCTTGATACGTTCCATTGGTCAGCAGTATTTAAGCCGTGTTGAAGATAGCGTTTGGCGGTCGGTTAACGCTGGCTACACCATGTCGCAGTTATCTAAAGAGCTTCGCAAAGACTTTGGCGTAAGCGAGCGGAGAGCGGCGTTTATTGCACGAGACCAAACCAACAAGGCAAAGGCCGTCATTGAGAAAGCGAGACGGCAAGAGCTTGGGATAACTGAAGCTATTTGGCTTCATTCTCACGCAGGCAAAGAGCCACGCCCTAGCCATGTAGCGGCAAACGGCAAACGCTTTGATGTCAGTAAGGGGATGTACTTAGACGGCAAATGGGTTCAGCCGGGCGAAGAGATTAACTGCCGATGTTCAAGCCGCGCAGTAATCAAGTGGGGATAGTATGAAAAAAGAAGTAAAAGCCATACTGAACAAGGCGCGGCGACTGATTGCACAAGATAACAAGTGGATAACGGTCAAGCCGAACGGTTCAGAGGGTAAAGGCGCGCATGTCGAGTTAGACGAATCAGGCCGTGTTACTAAAGGCATGGGCGGTAAGTTTAACGGCACGAAAATAAACGAGGTTCGGAAGAGCTTTGTAGGTGCGAAAACACCAAGCCAAGAGCAGTTAAATAAATCCGCCTCAAAGACAACCGAAGCCACGCCGTCAAGCAAGGGCGCGAAAACAAATATCGGCCACATTGCCAAAGAGACTGATAAAGCGGTAATGGTTCATGCTGAAATTGTTAACGCTGCCGGGGATAAAAAGAAAGTTGGGGTATGGATTCCAAAATCTCAAATTGGGGATGATGGGAATGCCTCAATGTCAATTATCCGAGAAAAGCAACGCGAATTATCGGGAATGTATGCCGGTTTAACTAGTATCGATTTTGTGGGCGCAAGCGAAGAAGTTATTACTCCGCAAATAGACAAAAATAGGGCAGAAGAGAAAAAGGCATCTAGCAACCCTGTTACAACAGAGCCAAAAATCCCTGACTGGTACGCTGAAATACGCAATAAACATTCAGACCCTTATTGGAACGGCAAGTTTTATGACGGAAAGAAAAAGGATAGTCATAGGATCTTTGTTTCCGGTAAGGAGTACACAATCACAAGTGAGCAGAAATCAGAGCTTGAACAACATCGTAAGGATTGGGCGTCTTTCAAAGCTTCTCAGCAGGCAGGTGGTACTTATTTAAAAGTGCCGTATGAACAGCGAGAGCTTGCTAAAAAACACGGCGCAAAATGGAATCCTGATAAGAAGCAATGGTATCTGCCGCCTGGTGTTGAACTAGCAGAAGAGATTAAGCATTTCAGCCCTGATTACAAAGCACCTGTTACGCCTAAATCTAATTCTTCTACAAGCGGCCAAAATACGCCTACGAAGAAAGCAGATATAAACAACATGTCTAAATCTGAAGCAAAGGCTCATTTAGATGACTTGTACAAGAAAAGAAAACGTTATAACGATGTTGTAAATGAGGGCGGAGAGGGATTTAACCCATTTGATGCCGCTATACGAGAGTTTAGTTCTCAATATACCCGTAAATTTGAGCCTGAAAAACAGGCATTATTCGACAGAATAGACGCGAAAGCTAAGAAAGATTACGAGGATAGAATGAGAGAGTTGGACGAAAAAATTAAACGTAATGGCGGCTGGTATCCGGATTAGATTATGGATTATTTAGACGAAACTTACGCAATGGATTGCGATGATCCGCGCTGGTATAGAAAGCAACTGCAATTAGCTCAAGACCGTTCCATGCGGTCGTATGATGAAGATGGTCGATTGCACGTTGAGACTTCTAATATCAGTAAAGCAACGGTAAATCCTTATTACGGTAGCGAAATCCCAAATCATGACAAATTGGGATTAGAGCCGACAAAGGTTTATTACATGTTGCGAGACCCTGAAGAGCTTGAAAAGGCTGTTCAGACGTTCAACAACCTGCCGTTATTGAGTAAGCATATTCCAGTATCAGCAGACGAGCCGCAAAAGGACGTTATTGTCGGTACGACTGGTAGCGATGCCAAGTTTGAGGACGGCTATTTGAAATGTTCATTAGCCGTCTGGGATTCAGAAGCCATTGCCGGTATTGAAAGCGGTGAGCAAATGGAGCTATCTAGCGCGTATCGATACGTTGCGGATATGACAGCAGGCGAGTTTAACGGTATGCGCTATGACGGCGTTATGCGCGATATTGTTGGTAACCATGTAGCCCTTGTCGATGTGGGTCGGGCAGGGCGTGATGTAGTAGTAAGCGATGCAGACCCATTTTCAGAAAGGAATGTTATGAAACTGAAGAAAGGCGCGAAAGCGCGTATTCATGCAGTTCTGAAGCCTTTGATGGCTCAGGACGCTGAATTAAGCCCTGACGAACTGTTGCAGGTTATTGGTTCGTTGACTAACGAAGTTCAGACTGCCGAGGACGAGGACGACAACGAGTTGCCGCCTGCCGAGGAAGCCGCTGAGGAAGTTGGTACAGACGAAGAAGAAACCGCCGCAGACGAAGATGTGGAAGAAGTTGCCGAAGATGAAGAATCTGAAGCACCTCAACCGCCGGAACAAGCTCAAGACCGTGGTATTTCTAAAGTAGCCATGGATAAAGCAATCGCAGCGGCTGTATCTCAAGAGCGCAAACGTATGCAGGCACTGGCAACCGCTCAGCGCGAAGTAGCGCACATTGTCGGCGATGTAACTATGGACAGCGCGGAAGATGTGTACAAATTCGCACTGGAACAGCAAGGCGTTGACGTATCAGGCGTTCATCCATCCGCATATCGTGCAATGGTCGGCATGTTGGGTAAATCAAGCCCTAAAGTTGCTATGGACAGCGCAAACGCCGCGTCTAAGCAGTTCAAAGGTTTAGCACGAATCAAGAAAGGTTAAAAAATGCCATTTCAAAAAGTAGTTAACTCATACCAAGCCCCTGCCGTTGCAGGGGATTTTGCTTCTACAAACCCTAACGCTTCCATGTTGGCTGGCGAGGGTGCTTTGGTAGCAGGCGATAGCGGCGTTACTGTCGGCGTGTTTGCATGGGCAGATACAGACGGCAAAGTAAGCAACAAGAAAGCAACTAACGGTCGCATCGGCTTTGTGCATCGTGAACAACAAGCAAGCATTACCGGCTTCTTGGATGAACAAGGCAACACCATTCTGAAAGGTCAAGCCATGACACTGATGACTGGTGGCGATTTTTGGGCGCACTTCCCTGCCGGTGCCGTTATCGGCCAAAACGTATTTGCCAAAGACACTGACGGCACATTGAAATCATCTGCCGCAGCGACTGAATCAGGTTATACCCTGACTAAATTCAAAGTAGCCTCAACCGCCTCTGCTGGCGAACTGGCGAAAATCACTTCTTGGGAGTAATCAATGAATCAAACATTTAACCAACTGGAACGCGACGCCGGTATCGTCTTTATGGGCGGCGGCAAGAAGCTGATGGACGACAAAATCGCCGCTGCTTTGGCTATGGATGCTCAGCCCGGTTTGACTACCGTAGGCAACAGCGGTATCCCTGCATGGATGTTGAACTATGTTGACCCTCAACTGATTGAAATCATCCTGCAGCCTACCAAAGCCGCTGAAGTTTTCGGCGAAATGAAAAAAGGCGACTGGACAACAGAAACCGCTACTTTCATGACCGTTGAGCCTACTGGCGAAGTTTCCTCTTACGGCGACTACAACAACAACGGCGTGAGCGGCGTGAACGTCAACTTCCCTCAACGCCAAAGCTACCATTACCAAGTGTTCACCCGTTGGGGCGAGCGTGAAGTAGCCCGTGCCGGTGAAGCCAAAATCGACTACGTTGCCCGCGTAAACGAAGCGTCTGTAAACGCCCTGAATCGTTTTCAAAACAAAACGTATTTGTTTGGCGTTAAAGGCTTGCAAAACTATGGCGTATTGAATGACCCATCATTGCCTGCCACTACTACTGCCGCTAAAACTTGGGCAAACTCAACAGGCGAAGAAGTGTATGAATCTATCCGTAAACTGTTCCAAACTCTGCTGAAACAGACAGGCGGTAAGATTGATATGAATACGCCTCTGTTGCTGGTGTGTAGCCCTACCGCAAGCGTTGATTTGACCAAAACCAACCAATACAACGTCAATGTTATTGACCAGTTGAAAAAGAACTTCCCGAACTTGCGCGTTGAGACCATTCCTGAATACTCAGCCACAAGCGGCGAAACCGTGCAACTGATTGTCGAAGAATTGGACGGCCAACGTACTTTGGACTGTGCGTTTACCGAAAAAATGCGCGCCCATAACATGGTATTGGAAGCCTCTTCTATCAAACAGAAGAAATCTCAAGGTACTTGGGGCGCGATTATCTATCGTCCATTCTGTATTGCAACAATGACTGTTAGCTAAAAGGAGCTGGCTAAATGGCAAAAAACACAAAAAGCAAAACTGTTACCGTCGGTTGCAAACTGCCAAACGGGTTGATTCTCGAACTGAACGGCCAAACTGTTGAAATTAACGGTTCTACAAGCTCACGCGTTATCGGCGGACATGGCATTACCTATGAAGTTGACGCTGAATTTTTCGATGCTTGGATGGAAGCTCACGCAGACCGCGCAATGGTTCGCAACGGCTTCATCTTCGCCCATGACAAGGCGGCTGATACCAAAGCAGAAGCAGCGGAAAAAGAAAATAACGCTACCGGCTTGGAAGCAGTTGACCCTGATGCGCCTAATGCAGGCGTAACCAAAGCAGACGAGTAACATCATGGGCGTGGTGGTATTTAATCCCGACACTTTCCGCGAGGTTTACCCGCAATTTGTCGACACGCCCAATGTACGGCTTGACTGGTGGTTCGCTCAGGCTGAAACGCTACTCAATAACACTGATTGCAGTATCGTCAAAGACTTGGGCGAGCGTGAGCGGTTGCTGATGTTGTTAATGCGCCATTTAGCCGCTTTGGACGAAAGAGCAGAACAAGGCGGCTTGGTTGGTCGTATCGGTTCGGCTACTGAGGGTAGCGTATCGGTCAGCGCGGATTTGTCTGGCGTTAGCGGTAAGGCGGCATGGTTCGCTCAAACTCCTTGGGGTTTGACCTACTGGCAAATGACGGCTAAGTATCGCGCTTTCCGATATGTTCCGGGTGGTTGTTATGCGCGGCGGTAGTAAGTTCCGTTCAGCCTTGCGAAATGCTGTCAGTAAGGCGGCAGGCGGTACGGTTCGGGTCGGTATCTTGGAAACGCAAACATACCCTTCCAAAGATGGGAAAGGCGATGTAAGCGTGGCTCAGGTGGCCTACTGGAATGAATACGGCACGGCTAACATTCCGGCACGTCCTTTTTTCCGTAATACGATAGCGGAGAAGCAGGACGAATGGGCGGATAACGCGGCCAGTATCTTGCAACACGCGGACGGAGATGTCGGCAAGGCTTTGGCGTTGATTGGTGAGGGTGTGAAAGGCGATATTGTCGAGACGATTCAGAACTTCAGAGAGCCTGAAAACGCGCCGTCAACCGTGAAGAAAAAAGGCTTTAACAAGCCATTAATTGACACGGGGGACTTGTGGCGGTCGATTCAAAGCGAAGTTGTTGAATAGGCGAAAGGAAGATTATGAACTTGAGGGCTATTGCAAACGGCGTGACACGCGCGGTAAACCCAAACATGACGGCAACGCTAATGCTGAATAACGGCTATAAAACAGACGAAGCAGGCGTAAGGACGGCTGATTACGAATCTGAAACGGTCACTATTCAGACACAAAGCCTAAGCAGTCAGGAGCGGCAAGAGTTTGACGGATTGCTACAACAAGGGCATATGCTCAACGTGTATGTAACGGGTCAATTTTCCGTATTACGGCGCATTGCCGGTAAAGGTTCGGATAAGCTGGTGTTTGCGCCCTATGGCGAAACAGAGCCGACAGAGTGGCTGATTAAGTCTGTTTCCGAATCATGGCCTGATTGGTGCAAGGTGGTGGTATGGCGACAACATTAAGCGTTACTCAGTCTGAAATCTACAAGGACGTAAGGCGGTATCTGCTTGGATTATTCCCTGATTGCGAAGTGATACAGGGCTATTCCAATAATGTGCCGCTTCCAAACGCGCCATTTATCTTGATGAACATTATCCGCGAATCGGAAATGAACACGCAGATAAACGAATGGAGGCCATTAGACGGCCTTGCAGACGTAACAAGAAGCATAGAAGTGGCTATGCAGCTTGATTTCTACGGCGTTGATTCAGGGCGTAATGTGCGCGTTTTCTCGACCTTGTGGCGTGATTATCATGCTTGCGAGCGGCTGGAAGTGTGTCAACCTTTATATACGGACGAGGCGCGATATATTCCGCTCACAAACGAAGAGCAGGAATTTGAAGCGCGTTGGAGTATTACGGCAAGTCTGACCTACAACCCTACTGTTACACATGCGCAAGACTTTATCGAGGGCGCGTCTGTTTCAATTAATCGTATTCCATCATAAAAGGAAATTAAATGTTTAAATCAATTCCTGCCTCACAGATTGTGAGCGTGAATCCATCGGTGTTGAGTTCAGGCGGTTCCCCTCTTGCGCTTAACGCCGTTTTCTTGAGTAAAAATGCCAATATCCCGACAGGCCAAGCCCTGCTGTTTGCAACGGCTGAATCTGTGGGTGAGCATTTCGGCTTCTCTTCGGACGAATATAAAGCCGCTCAAATCTACTTCAAAGGCTTTGACGGCTCAAACAAAAAGCCAGGCCGTCTGTACTTCTACGCATTGAACAGCGTAGCTGAAGCTGGCTATCTGCTTGGTGCGAGTGTGAAAACTACAAGCCTTGCAGAATTGAAGAAAATCAAAGGCTCGCTGAATGTAACCATTGACGGCGCGGAGAAAAAAGCCCCTGCTGTTGATTTGAAAGACGCTACCAGCTTCTCAGATGCGGCTCAAAAACTTGGTACGGCACTGGGTGCTACTGTTGAGTTTGAAGAGCAGTTGCAAGCCTTTAAAGTTATTTCAGGCACTACCGGAAAAGAATCTACCGTTTCCTTTGCGACTGGTGATATTGCCGACAAACTGGGCTTGAGTGAAGCCGCCGGTGCGCGTGTGTCAAAAGGTACAGGCGCGGAAAGCGTGGATGAAATGATGGCAGGTTTAACCGCCGCTACATTGAACTTCGCAACCTTTACGACCATTGAAGAGCCGACAATCGAAGATAAATTGGCACTGGCTAAATGGTCGAACTTGCAAAACGAACGCTTCCTTTATGTTGGTTGGGGTAAAGAAGCCGCTGCATTGCAGGCAGGTAATACAACATCTTTCGGTGCGAAACTGAAAGAATCCCAATATTCAGGCGCGACCGCTGTTTATGGTGGCTTGGATAAAGCGGCGTTCTTGTGTGGCGCGATTGCTTCTATCGATTTCAGTGAACGCGAGGGCCGTATTACTGTTGCTTTCAAAGGTCAATCAGGCTTGGAAGTTGACGTAAACGATGCAACTGAAGCGCAAAACCTGAAAGACAACGGCTATAACTTCTATGGCGCATGGGCAACGGCTAACGACCGCTTCTTGTTCATGTATCCCGGCCAAATGACTGGTAAATGGAAATGGCTTGATAACTACGTCAACCAAATCCGCCTGAACAGTCAGTTACAGCTTGCACTGATGACTATGCTCACTTCTGCCAAGTCTGTGCCATATAACACTGTCGGTCGTGCGTTGCACCGTGCCGCCTGCCAAGACGCTATTGATGAAGCGTTGAACTTCGGTTCTATCCGTGCAGGCGTTGACCTGTCGGAGCAACAACGCGCAATCATCAACAACGAGGCTGGTGTAGATGCCGCTACTCAAATCGAAGCGCGTGGCTATTACCTGTATGTCGGCAAAGCAACGGCGCAAACACGCGGCAACCGTGAATCAATGCCGATTAAATTATGGTACACCGATGGCGGTAGCGTTCATTCCGTCAATATGGGTTCTATCAACATTCTGTAACTTACAGGCCGTCTGAAACAACAGGCGGCCTAATTTTTTGAGGTAACAACATGGCACAAATCGCACCTAAAACCCTTACTTCTGCCAACAGTGTATTACTGTGGAAGGCTAAGGGTTACACCGACCAATTTGTCCAAGCGCAAGGCTACAAAACTGATTCAGCGTTTGACTTTTCAGACGCAACCATTGGTGAAACCGTGATGGGCGTGGATGGTATTCAGTCCGGCGCATATATCCAACATGAACACCAACTGACTATCACTTTTGAAGCAAACAGCCCTACACGCGCCCACTTTGCAAAGATGTACGAGCGCATGACTGAGCAGATGGAAACATTCCCGTTTGAGTTTCAGGTGGATATTCCATCATTGGGCGTTCGCCGTATTGCCAAAGGCTTCATGATTAATCTGGCTGGCTTCAGTGCTAAAAAACACATGGATGCCGGTAGTTATACATTCAATTTGGGCGTAGTGACTGAAGAGGAAATTTCCTAATGTCTTTAAAAACCAAAACCGTAACGATCGAAAAAGGCCGCGACAAAGGCAAGAAGTTTGAAATTACTGAAATGCCGGCGGCGAAGATTGATAACTGGGCAATGCGTGTCTTGCTGGCTTTGGCTGGTGCAGGCATTGATGTTGCAGAAGCCAATGAGGGCATGATGGGCTTGGCTAAAGTGGCATTTGCCGCTTTGGGTAAGATTCCGCCTGCTATTGCTGTTCCGCTGTTGGATGAATTGCTGGAATGTGTGCAATTTATTCCTGCTGGTGGTTCGCCCCGCCCGCTTGATTTGGAATTGGGCGATGTAGAGGACTTTACCAATCTTTGGATGTTCCGAAAGGAGGTATTCAATCTGCACATTGATTTTTTGCAACAAGGGGCTGGCCTGAGTTAGGAGGTGGCGGTTATGGCGCGGATATGGAGTATTTAAACCTGTCCGCGCTTATCGGCGGCTTGGTTTCAAGCCGTCTTTGCACTTTGCACGAATTGCAGACGGTTTATAGCTTGGAAGATGCTTTGAATCTATGGGAGGTTCTGAGTGTTGACGGCTACAACCGACAGCAACAAGAGAAACGGCGACAGGCCGTCTGAAAGGTTTGATTATGGCGACTGTTATAGACACGTTATTTCTTGAGCTTGGTATCGATTCTTCCAAGTTTTCAGGCGAAGCGGCGAAAGCAGAAAAGCAGTACGACCGCTTAGAGCGTTCTGTTTCAAAGGTTGAGAAAGCGGAAAAGAACGCCGCGAAAACAACCAAAGAAAACAGCGAGGCACGGCGCAAGAGCGTAGTTGATACGCAAAAAGCTGATGTCTCAATGCAAGGCTTGCTAAAGACCGTAAACGCTTCTATTAAGGGCTTTGCGGCCTTTACAGGCTTGCTGCTTGGCGCAAGCGGCCTTTCAAAGCTGGCACTAGACGCGGCGAAAGCAAACCGCGAACTAGACACTACTGCTAAAAATCTTGGCATGGCGCGTAAAGAGTTGAGCGCATGGCAAGGTGCGGCAGAGATGGCCGGCGAAAGCGCCAACGGCATGAGCGGCTACATGAAAACCCTGTCAGGCGATATGCAAAGCCTGATTATGATGGGCGACACGTCCGTCTTGCCGTATTTCAACGCTTTGGGCGTTTCTTTGCTGGATAGTACCGGCAAAGCCCGAAAACTTGATGATGTAATGCTTGATTTGGCAGACCGATTCAGTACGATGGATCGCAAACAAGCCTACACGTTAGCCCAACAAATGGGCATTGATGACGGTACATTTAACACGCTTTCACGCGGCCGCGCTGAAATGGAGCGTATGCTTGAGATTCAGCGCGATATGTATCACTCAAGCGAAGCGGATATTGAAAACTCGCGCAAACTCGCAGAAGCTAGAGCCGTCTTAAATGCACGGTGGGAAAGCCTGAAGCTGATGATAGGCAATGCCTTGATTCCAGTGTTGACAACGCTCACGGAGATTGTGAGCGGCTTTGTAGGCTTCTTGGTTAAGCATGAACACGTCACGAAAGGCGTGTTTCTCGGCATTGCTACGGCTATCGGCGTGTTTCTTGTCCCAATGCTGGTTACTGCAACGGCGGCGGTGTTTGCCTTTATCGCGCCGTTTGCGCCGTTGATTGCAGCGGTTGCAGGCTTGGCCGCGGCGTTTGGCTTGCTGTATGACGACTATAAAACTTGGGCAGAGGGTGGCAAATCCCTGTTTGATTGGGGTCGTTTTACCAGTTATATCAACAGTTCCAAAGTTTCCACTGATTCGCTTGGTAAGTCGTTCATTTACCTGACGACTGGTTATACAAGCTGGTCGGAAGCCGCAAACGGTATGCTTGACTGGATGAGGCTCAAAGGCTTCATTGATGGTAACACCGTGTCTGTTGGTTCGCTGATGAACGGCTTTAAAAACCTTGCTTCTGAATTGTCAGACGGCCTCATGCCGTATCTGATGGATATTGTCGAAATCTTCAACCGATTGAGGGAGGGAGACTTTTCAGGCGCGGGCGAGGCGGTAAAGGTGGCATTTAACCGCCGATGGGAGGCTGTGAAGTCATTTGCAGGCGCGGCATGGGATAGAGTTACCGGCACTGTTGACGTAGCAACTGGCCATAATGTCGGCACGTTATCAGGCAATAATAACTCTGTCGATAATATGGTTTCAGGCATTGACGATAAAGTGTCTAAAGCCGCTGCTTTTGCTGTTACCCATGCGGCGAAACGAAGCCTTAAACAGTGTGCGCTATATGTCAATAATGCGTTACGCGCGCAAAGTATCCGTAGTAGTGGCAATGGCGTAGATGTTGCTAGTAACCTACTTAAAAGTGGGCAAGGGTTCCATCAGGTCGCATATAGTAAGGATTATGTCCCTCAAATTGGCGATGTCATGAGTATGAAATCAAACTCAAGGTCGGGTCATAACTGGGGGCACGTTGCTATTTACACTAAAGAGGGCTGGGTTTCTGATTTCAAACAAGGCGAGAAGTACGGCAACACTGGAGCGGCAAGCGCGCAATATTGGAAAGAAATCCAAAGCGGCAGAATCGTTCCTGTTATCGCGCGTAGAGGTGGCGGTGTAGCAAGGTCATCTATTGCCGTTACAGGTAAAGAAGATTGGCTGAATAAAATCAACGCCAAAGACTCTGTTTCAAACGCTGATTCCCGATTGTCTGCTGTAAGTCAGAAGTATGGTATTCCTCAGCACATGCTTTATTCTGTATGGGCGCAGGAAAGCCGCAAGGGTAACATGAAGAAATCATCTGCCGCCGGTGCGAAAGGTCATTTCCAGTTTATGCCCGGCACAGCTAAGGCTTACGGTATATCAGGCAGGGAATGGGACTTTGACGCTTCCAGCGATGCAGCGGCGCGTTACTTCCAATGGTTGCTGAAGCATTACAACGGCGACCATAACAAAGCCCTTGCAGCGTATAACTGGGGCAACGGCAACCTAGACCAAGCTATTAAACGCTATGGCAATGACTGGCTGTCTCATGCGCCGAAAGAAACGCAGGGATATGTGAACAGCATTAACAAAATGATGGCTTACAAAGGCAAAGGCGGCATGATGTCTAGGCCTTTGGGCGGTCAGGCTGTTGCACAGAATCTCAGCGACCAACAGGGGCGCATTAATGCTTCACGAGGCGCGGCGAATCCTCATAACGTCAGCAATACCCAAAACACGCAAATCACGGTTAATGGCGGTATTAACGTCCAAACCAGTGCAAGCACCGTTCGGGGTAATGTACAAGATGCTATGGACGGTTTGAACAGCCGTGCCGGGCAATATGCTGTTGCTCAAATGTAGAACTAGGCAATAAAGGCCGTCTGAAAAGGCGGCTTTTGTTGTTTCTGAGGTAAAGATATGAAGTGGAATAGTGTCGGAATCCCTAACGTTCCAAAGATACCGGCGAATATCGGCAATGCCCTGATTAGTTTTGGCGGGGCGCAACTGATTAATTTGGTATTTGGTGAAAAATGGGGAATCTTCAATCAGCGCGGTATTCCGCTATTGCTGGCAGACAACGTTGCTTCTGTACGGTATGAAAACAAGTCATCTGTCGTTAATTCCCCTATCGAAAACGGGAGTTTTACGAGCTACAACAAGGTAAATGAGCCTTTTAAAGCCAGTGTAATGATGACAAAGGCGACTGGCGGCGTAGTGCAGCGTGGTGCGTTTTTGGCACTGTTAAGCACATTCGCAAACTCAACCGATTTATTCATGATTATCACGCCTGAAGCCGTATATCCGAACTGCTCAATCACTGGTTACGACTATGTGCGAGAGGCTGGGAACGGTGCGCGGATGATTAAGGTCAATATCCACTTTCAAGAGGTGCGGTTGGCAAAGGTTGAGTATAAAAAGACAAAATCGGAAGCAGGATTACAGGCCGATGGAGGAAAGGTGCAGGCGAAAGAAGCACCGACAGCAACGCCGCCTGAGCCGGTAAAGGAATCCGTGCTTTCTCAAATCGCAACAAAAGTAACAGGGGGTTGATATGAAAGTTTACACAATCCCTATTTCAGACGAGCGGTCGCAAAAAGTAACAACAACGCTGGGTCAGCAAGTAGTCGATATTGTGCTGACAATGCGGCTGGGTAAGTTATACGCCGATGTGAAAGCAAACCGTGTGCCGGTAGTAAGTGGGCGCGTTTGTTTGAATGGCGAGCCTATCGTAAACGAGGCTTTCCGCCCTTTTGAGGGGGAATTGTACTTTGAGGATTTGCAAGGTAATGACGACCCTATTTTCGGTGGCCTTGGCAAACGTTACGTCTTAAGGTGGGTAAAAAATGCCTAGTCTTAAAGAGAAACGAATCAAGGTAACAATCATCTTGTCAGGCGAAGATAAAGACTTTGACGGAGACGGAAACAATACGCTTGTTTTTGACGGGTTGCGGACTGAATGTCGTATCAATTACGGCAACGGTTCAGTCATGCCTACCGCAAACGTCCGTATCTTTGGCTTGCATTTAAGCAATATGCTGGCATTGCTCAGGGTGCAATGGAACACGAAAGAGGCTTTGCAAAACCTGATCCAAATCGAAGCAGGCGACGATGACAAAATGTCTGTTGTCTATAAAGGCAATATCACATTTGCTAAGCCTGATTTTGGTTCAGCGCCCAATGTCTGCCTGAATATCGAGAGTAGCACGGGCTACTACCATCAAATCGTACCAACCCCGCCGCGAAGTTTTGAGGGCGAGATAGACGTAGCAGAGGCTATATCGCAACTTGCAACCGATATGGGTATGAGCTTTGAGAATAACGGCGTTACGGCGAAACTGAGTAACCAATACCTGCCTGATTCAGCTTTGGGCAAGGTGCAGATGTTGGCGAAAAATGCCGACTTGGACTTGTATATCGACAACGACACAATCGCAATCGCGCCCAAAGGCGAGCCGCGCATGGTTGACGTGCCTGTTATTCGTCCAAGTACAGGGCTTATCGGCTATCCGATACCCGACCAAATAGGCGTCCAGTTCTCATGCCTTTATGACCCTGCCTTGCGTTTTGGCGGCTTGGTTGAGATTGAGGACAGCATTATCCCTACCTGTAACGGCAAATGGCGCGTTTTCGGCATGAATATCACGCTTGAATCATTCAGCCCTAGCGGTAAGTGGGAAGTGTTTATTAAAGCGGCTAACGCGGAAAGCGAGACGGTACATGTCGCAAAGTAGATTAGGCTTTGAACAGCCTGGGCAACGAGGCGGACAGGGCGAGATAGGCTATATCGTTGAAAGTATCCTGTCGAGGCTTCAGACGGTAACACTGGTAAAGGTTGTTGCTGTAAAAGGCGGTGGGTTAGCCCCTGTCGGCATGGTTGACGTTCAGCCGCTTGTTTCTCAGATTGACGGCAGCGGCGGCGTGATTCCTCATGGGGTAATCTTCAACGTGCCTTATATGCGCTTGCAAGGCGGCGGTAATGCTGTCGTTATTGACCCTCAAGTTGGAGATATTGGGATGTGCGGTTTTTGCAGCCGTGATATTTCGAGCGTAAAGGCGAATAAAGCCGCTTCAGCACCGCAAAGCAAACGCCGTTTTGATTATTCAGACGGCCTTTATTTTGGCGGTTTCCTGAACGGTACGCCATCTCAATACATTATGTTTTCAGGCGGTGGAATCAAAATCTATTCCCCTACTGGAATCGAGCTTGAAGCACCAAAGACCATGATTAAATCGCCGACTGTGCAGATTGAGGGCAACACCACGCAAAACGGCAGTTTCTCGCAAACTGGCGGCGGCGCGGCTTCATTCTCAGGTACTTTGACAACAGACGGCCAAATTGAATCAAAAGTCGATGTTGTCGGTGGTGGTAAATCGCTGGTTAATCATACGAACGGCGGCAGCCCTGTGGATTAGAAAGGAAGCGATGGAAACACTTTATTTAAATCCCTCTACTTGGGATTTGGAATTAACGGCTGACGGCGATATTGCTTATGCGAAAGCCCCTTACTCAACGGCTCAGTGCGTGGCAAATGCAATCAGGCTGTTTGAGGGCGAACTTTACTATGACACTGAACAGGGCGTTCCATACTTCGATGAAGTGCTTGGGCGCCCTCATTCTTTTGCGCTGTTTAAGCACCGCATGGAAGAAGCAGCTATGCGCGTAGTAGGTGCGAAAGACGTGATTGTGTCGGTAAACGATATTACAAATCGTGGCTTGAGTGGGAGCGTTAGGTTCAAAGATGAAAACAACCAAGTTCATACGGTGGCTTTATGACTTTTAAAACAAATGTTCCCCCTATTGAAATCAACGATACAGGCGTTGTTATTCCGACTGAAGAATCGGTATTGCAGGGCTTGTTAGAGGATTTTAATCAGGCGTTTGGTGGGAATCTGAATAAAAACCTTGATACGCCTCAAGGTCAGTTGGCTTCATCACTGGCGGCGATTATCGCAGACCGTGATAACCAACTTGCCCGGCTGATGAATCAGGTTAATCCTGATTATGCAGAGGGCGCAATGCAAGATGCGATCGCAAAAATCTATTTCTTGGAGCGCAAACCTGAAACGAAAGCGCAGGCCATCTGTGAATTTATCGGCTTGGCTGGTGTGGTTATCCCGAAAGATTATCCTGTCCAAGATGAAAATGGGCAGGTTTGGCGCGTGAGTAAACGGTACGTTATCGGCTCAAGTGGTACGGTTTCAGCGGTTGTAACAGCAAATAGCGATGTTCACGCGCGAGCCGGTTCAATCTCAACCATGACCCAATACATCAACGGCCTTGACCGTGTGAGTAACCCGCATGATTCGATTGCCGGTAAGCCTGCCGAAAGCCGTGAAGATTTCAAAGACAGACGGCAAAAAAGCGTAGCCATCAACTCGCTGGGTATGCCTGCTTCTGTTTATGCGAACGTGGCTAAATTGCCCGGCGTGACGGACGTTTATGTTATCGACAACCCCAAAGGAATGGCGGTAGAGAAAAACGGCTACACGCTTGCGCCGCATAGTATTTTCGTTGCCGTCAATGGCGGCGATAACGAGGAAATCGCAAAGACGATTTGGCGATACTCAGGCAGCGGTTGCGATTACAACGGCAATACGGCGGTTACGATTTATGACGACCTGTATCAAGACCCTAAGCCGTCTTATGAAATCCTGTTCCAACGACCTGAACCTGTTCAAGTGTTCTTTAAGGTGCGAATAGCAAAAGGTGCGCCGCTTGGGTATGAACTGAAGATTCAAAAAACCATAGCGGAAACGTTTGAAAAAATGAAGCTGTCAAAAATTGGGGCTACTGTTTACTCGGCGGATTTCTTTACCGCTATTTTGCAGAATCATGCCGATGTGCGACTGCTTGATATTCAGGTTTCCGATAAACGTTCGGGCTGGCGTGAGGCTGTTTCTGTCGGCATTTCAAAAATCCCGTCTGTACAGGCAGGCAATATCGAGATTGTAGAAGATGATTGACGTTAAAAAGACGATTATCAGTCAATATGCTCATAGTCCTGTCTTGCTTGGCTTGATTGAACGGCTGAACCAGTGCATATGCCCTGCCGATAAAATCGAGGAGTTTCGCCGTTCTGTCTGGGATATTGAAACCGCTGAGGGATACGGCTTGGACGTGTGGGGCAAGATTGTCGGCATGGAGCGGTCGTTTCAGATGGTTAGCGGCGACTATCTCGGCTTTGCAGATGGGTTCTTACCATTCAATGATGGTGTATGGAGCAGGGGCGCAGGCAATACAAGCGTTTTCTCTATGAGTGATACGGCATATCGCCAGATGATTTTAATCAAGGCGATGAAAAATATCATGTACGCCACGGCATATAACATCAACCGCTTGCTGATGACGATGTTTGAGAAGAGAGGCCGTGCCTACTATTACAAAACTGGAACAATGACAGCCCGTTATATCTTCGAGTTTGATTTAAGCAACGAAGAGCGGGCTATTTTGTTGCAGTCCGATATTTTGCCAAGGCCATCAGGCGTATTGATTGATTTTCTCGAACCATCGAGAAGTAAATATTTCGGCTTTGAAGAAGCCGGTTATTCCCCGTTTAACAACGGGGTTTTTTATTTGGAGGTTTAAAAAGTGAATCCAAAATTATTGACCAAACCATTTGCGTCTGAGGGCTTGCGTAACAGTATTGCTGAAGATGTTACCGAAACAACGCCTGCAAATGCGGCGACTTATACAAAAGGCTTTCCGGCAGTAACCATGACACCTATTGCTGTCGGCGGCCAACCGCCAAGCGGTAAGGATATGAACGGTATCCTTTACGAGCTGTCTAGCCATATCGCCTACATCAACAAAGGCGGTAGCTATAAATTTGATGCTGATTTCTGTGAAGAGATTGGCGGTTATGATATTGGTTGCGTATTACAAAGTGATGATTCATTAAGCCTTTACGTCAACACTTTACCAAACAATAAAACCAATCCAAATACAAGCAATTCACGCGGCTGGAAAGTGATTGCAAGTAGTTCAGTTGCTGATGATTTAGACAAGAAACTGATTAAGAAAGTTTCAATTATCAGCAGTATTTCTGAATTGCGTAAATTCGCCGGTAACGGCGTGGCTTTCGTTCGTGGCTATCATGAGGACGGCTTAAGTTTCGGTGGTGGTTTGTTTATCTCTGCTGATACTGATAAAAGCTCAACAGACAACGCATCTACAATCATTGTAAGCACGAATGGCACACGCTGGAAGCGCGTATTTAGCGGCGCAATGAGCCTGTATGATTTTGGTTATTTAGCCTCTAGCAACAACGCTCAGGAAGCCGTAAACACCGCAGAAGCTGCCGCGCTTGGCGTATTTGTTGATTGTCTTGGCTTGACTGTTGACATGGGGACGAAATACCCAACGAAAAACAAATACACAAACGGTAAATTTACGATTAGCGGTAAAACCGTTGATATGCAGTATCAGCCGATTCGCAGCGGCATTGGTCGATTCATTACAGGCTCGGGCGCGGCGGCTAATCTCAAGTCCAACGAATGGACCGGCACTGGATTGGTCGTCATTGGCGAGGGCGCAATGGCGCAGATGGAAAAATGTGTTTCCGGTATCGCCATCGGAGACCGCGCGCAGGGCTTTTCGCGCATCAGCCGCGACAACATTGCCATCGGCCCTGATAGTTTGATTAGCGTTAACGCTGAGACTGAATGGTATGAACAGTCAAAAATGGCAGGTACTCGCAACATCGGTATCGGCGGCAATGCTGGGCGTGGTATCACAAGCGGATATTCAAACGTTGCCATTGGTCGTAATGCAGGCCAAGGCTTGGGAACAGGTTATTCAAACGTTGCCCTTGGTGGCGGCGCATTGGGTGGCACTGCACCAGTCGGCTTGACTGGCGATATTGAAGTTTTCTGGCCGTCTAAAACCAGCAAGACCGTGGCAATCGGTCAGTCTGTTTTGGCGCAATACCAAAACCAAGAGGCGCAAGTCGTTATCGGCGGAGACGCGGCGAAGAACGCGAAAGCGGTTGATAAAACAACCGTCATCGGTTCTGCCGCGATGGAGAATCTCGAACGAAACCGCGCCCCGAACGGCGGAGATGTTGTATGGAGTGGAACTGAATCAGGTACTTATACTCAATCAGGCAACACTATTACGCTGACATTCTCGAATCTTCAGGGAGCGAAAGCGACTTATTGGGTTGGGATCCGCTTAACATCAGGCGCGGCGCAGACGTTGCAGGGCGATGTTGTGCCGGTTGAGGTTGTTTCCGTTACCGATACGACTATTACGGTAAACAGCCCTAAATCGCTCAATACTTCGGGCAATGCGGAATTGAAGTATGTTTACTCAACAACATCGTCCGCCGCAAAGAACGAGGAATTAACCATCATCGGCGCCAATGCGATGAATAGCGCATTGACGGCAGCCTACACTACGATTATCGGTGCAGACGCAGCGTTGTCAGGTGCTGATTACCAGAAAGCGACCGCTGTCGGTGCTTCTGCTATGCGAAAAGGTAGTCATTTATCGAGCGTAGCAGTCGGCTATTGGAGTGCCCCTAATATCAGTAGCGAACAATCTGTTTTTATTGGTGATTCAGCAGGTTATCGTGACGTGCAAGGTAATGTGTTGAGTGGGAAAATCACAAACTCAATCGCCATCGGTTACGGTTCGCGGCTCAACGGCGATAACGAAATTCAAATCGGCGGGCAGGGTCAAAGGCTTTACGCGCCTACGACCGTGAATATCCGTTCAGACGGCCGCGATAAAACGGACATCAAGCCGCTTGAAAAAGGCTTGGAATTTGTCATGAAGCTGAAGCCTGTTACTGGCTATTATGACCGCCGCGATTCATACGTTGACGAGCTTTTCAACGACCTGCCTGAAGATGAGCGTTCGGAAAAATTGCGTAAGTGGTGGGCGAAGCCGAAGAAAGACGGCAGCCACAAGGAAGATAGACTGCGACACTGGTTTATCGCTCAAGACGTTGCTGCGCTTGAAGCTGAATATGGTCAGCTTCCAATGGTTAACCTGAAGAACGACACATATACACTTGAATATGAAACGTTCATTCCAGTTTTGACTAAAGCTATTCAGGAGCTGACAGAAAAAGTCGAGGCGTTGGAGCGTAAATCCAAATAACCGAAGAGGCCGTCTGAAACATGACGGCCTTTTATTTTGAACTTTTTGATAATTTTGTCAAAAACCCTGAAAGGAGGAATTATGATTAAAATCAAAGCGGAAATCCCGATTATAAACATCGAGATACCGCGAGGAAATGCGCGGCGTTTTGAAGTAACGGTAACGGCGGACGGCAAGCCTTTTGATTTATCGACCGCTAATTTGAAAATGATGGTCGAGCCTAGCACTGGCGAAACGTTCGAGGCTACAGGCAATATCCAAGTGGCTGAAAACGTCCTAACGCTGGAGTTCCCGCCTGAGTTTTCAAAAAACGTAAAATGGCGACGTGCCAAGTACGATATTTTGAACGTATCGACCCGGCACACGCTGATTCGTGGCGAAATTTGCTTACTGGAGGTGGTAACGCTATGACGGAATATGTATTTACACTGTCAGACAAAACGCCGTCCGTTGAGATTGACGTTAAGGAAACCGCTATCGCTCAAGGTGCAGGTCAGGATTTATACGACCGCGCGAAAAGAGAACTTGGCTTTACCGGCACTTTTGAGGAATTTCTCACTAAGTTCAAGGGCGAACGTGGGGAGAAAGGCGAAGATGGCGCGGCTGGTGCAAAAGGCGACACCGGCGAAAGAGGGATTCCGGGCGAGCGAGGCGCGGACGGTTTGCCTGGCGCGAAAGGAGACACTGGCGATAAAGGCGCAGATGGCCTGCCTGGAGTAAAAGGCGAACGAGGCGCAGACGGTGCTGCTGGTGCCAAGGGCGATAAAGGCGACACAGGCGAGCGTGGGCAAGACGGCAAATCAGCCTATGAAATCGCGGTTGCGCACGGCTATACAGGCGATGAGAAGCAATGGGTTTATAGCTTACAAGGCTTTTCTGGTCCACCTGGGGCAACAGGGAAATCAGCCTTTGAAAGTGCTGGCGGGTATCTGCGTTTTGATACTGAATCAGAATGGGTAGCTTCCCTTAAAGGAGCTAAAGGCGACGACGGCAAGTCGGCAACTGTTACCATCGGCACGGTAACGACAGGCGAGACAGCAAGCGTAACCAATACTGGCACAGAATCGGCGGCAGTGTTGAACTTCGTCCTGCCTACTGGTGGAGGTAGTCAGTCGAGTGGCCTACACACGGAAATCAAGACCGTACCTGTTACGGTCAACGCTCAAGGCATTCAAACGGTTGAATTTGAAGCGAAGTTTTCCGAAACGCCGACACTTCACGGTCAGCCTGCTTTGATGGGAGCAGGAGAAAACCGCTTTCTGTACCTGCTTTCAGTGGATAAAAACGGCTTTACCTGTCGTTCAAACTACTTCAGCGCAGGCGTTCAGACGATTCACTACGCCGTAACTGGCAAACTGGCATAGGTCATTTAGACGGCCTTTTTTTTGTAAACGGACTTTTTGATAATTTTGTCAAAAAGTCCTTTTTCTTTGGAGATTGGAAATGAGTAACTCATTGAAATGGGTTAAATATGTTTTGGAATGGCGTTTTCTGCCTGTGCGTTTTCAAAAGTGGCTTTTCGGCACGGGGACGCGTGTTGTCGAGTTTGCCAGTGGGCTGTCGATGATTGGTTACGCCGCCGTTTTCGCGTTTTCGCCTGTGGACATTTATAACTGGCCTATCTATTACAAATTCAAAACGATACCAGAATCTATTTTGATTCCAGTGTTTGGTGGTATCGGCTTGTTACAGTTGGCCTCGATGTACTGGCAGACGTACAAGGGCAACGTCTTTTCAGGCTATTTATTGCTGGTGTCGGCGTTCATTTGGTATCTGACGGCTCAAGCGTTTTGGGGAGCGTTTCCGCCTGCTCACACAGGCATGGTAATACCGCCGATTCTGTCTTTTCTGTGCCTCTTGGCTGGCAATAACTCACTTAAATTCTTGTTTTCGGGCGAAAAATTGAAAGATAGCCTAAAGGGGGAATGATGGATTTTTTCCAATTTGGCTACTTGTTTGCCATAGGGGGCGGCATTGTCGGTAGTGCGTGGTCGAGTATCAAAGACCACGACAAAATCGTTTCAAGCGTATTTGAGGCGGTTGTGTCAGCAGTGGCAGCGGCGGCGGTAGTGGAACGGTTTTTGATGGTAAATCAGGTATGGACTTGTGCTATTGCCGGCGCGTTTGTCGGCATTTTGACAGGCCACGCCATGGATACCGTCAAAACCCTTGCCCCGGGCTTGATGAAAAAGTGGGTCAAGAAAACGGCTGACAAATTTATCGATAGCAAAGAGTAACAACAGGTCGTCTGAAATCAGACGGCCTTTTTTAATGGAAGAAAGAAAATGCAAATCACTGAACACTTTAGTTTAAAAGAATTGACACGCAGCGAATCTGCACGCCGTGCCGGTATTGAGAACAAGCCGTCATCTACCGAAATGGACAACATCTATTACACGGCGCAACAGCTTGAGAAAATCCGCGCCTATGTTGGTCGTGGAATCATCGTTACAAGCTGTTTCCGCAGTGAGCGCGTGAATAAGCTGGTAGGCGGTAGTCCAACGTCCGCCCATCGTTTCGGCTTGGCGGCTGACTGTGATGCTATTGGCTTGACCTCTTTGGCATTTGCGAAACTCTTAATCAAGATGCGGGACGAGGGCAAACTTACCTTTGACCAGTTGATTCTTGAGTTTCCTGAGCGTGGCGATGGCGCGTGGGTGCATGTAGGTTTCCGCCGAAACAGCCCAATGCGTAACCAAATCATGACGGCGACCAAAAAGAATGGCAAGACTGTCTATTTGCCGGGCTTGCACGTCTAAGGAGTAGCCATGGATCCTGTCGAATTTCTGAAAGCGCGTATCGCCGAATGGGAAGAAAAACGCAAACAGGCAGGCGAAAACGCCGACTTTAAAGCGTTTGAATTTGCCGAAAGCGAGATTAAAAACTACAAAGCGATGTTGAAAACTTATGAACAGCCTGCTTAAAAACTGGAAACTGATTCTGATCGCGGTTTGTTTTGTGCTGATTGTGGGTGCGTGGCAATACGACCATGCCGCCCAATATCGGCGCGGACGTGAATCCATGGCGGCAGAAATTTCAGGCCGTCTGAAAGATTCAGCGATTGAGAAAGCGAAGCAAGACCGTGAATCGTCCGCTGCATATCAGACCGCCAAAGCCGCGCGAGAAGAAAAGGAAAGGGTGCGTTATGTCCAAGTGCAAAAGATTGTTGAGAAGCCTGTTTTTCGCAATGTCTGCCTTGACGAGCAAGGCAGGGGCTTAATTAATAATGCTATTTCTGATAACTAGCTAATAATGGGACTTTTCTTGTTTTAAATTTATGGTTATTTTGACTGAATACCTTTTCAATAGGCCAGCCGTTTTTAAGCCTATATTTTAATGTCATTTCTTTAACATTAAGATACTCAGACCATTCTTTTAATATCATTTTCTTGCCGGAAAATTCGTAATACTTACTGCTCCGCCTATTTCTAGCTTGTTCAACAGGGGTAGCCCATCTGCAATTTTCCGGTTCATAGTTCCCATTGACATCAATCCTTTCGATTGTGTGATTTTCGGATGGAGGATAACCCATGTCTGCTAAGAAGTTTTCAAATTTATTCCAGCGTTCGCACATAGTGATACCGCGCCCGCCGTAGTTTTTATAATTTGTATCACTAGGGTTATTGCATCTCTGTCTGGCGGACGACCAAGACCTATATACTCTTGTTCCTGTTAGTCTATGGGTTGAATTGGCTTTAGACACCATCAATCTTGCGTAGCATCCGCAAGAGTGGAATCTATCAGTTCTTCTCAATGCTGATGCTTCCACAGTAATATGTCCGCCACAATCACATATACAATCCCAATAAATTCTTCGTTTGCCTGATTTTGTTTTTATGGATTTATATGCAATAGGGGTTAATAAGCCGTGCTTAATTCCTGTTTCGTCTTTAAATTTTGACATAGTTCTGCATAGGTTGTTGTTTATGAACAAATTATACTATTTTTATACCCTATTTGCAATAATTCTGATGGGCTGTCAGTCATCAACGCCGCCATTACCGACGGCAATTAAACCGCCGGCCGACCTTGTGCAGCCATGCCCGAATCTGCCTAAACTTGAGGGCGGAACAGGCGCGGATGTGTTGCCTTGGTCGTTGCAAGTCATTGGCTTGTACAATGACTGCAAGGCGCGGCATAAGGCGTTATCCGATACGCTTAAATAAAACAAAGGCCGTTTAAATTCAGACGGCCTTTTTCTCATTTATTCTTCAAATATTCCAACAATTTCAGCCATTTAGTGTGAGGCATGTTTGCGAAACTGCTCATGCTTGGGCTTGCTTCCCACTTTTGGGCGGTTTTCAACGTTGAGCCTGTTATATCGGCAACATTCTGCTGTGTCAGCCCATATCTTCGGCGCAATGCCTTCAAATTGCTTGGTGTGTAACCAAGCTCAAAATTTTCAATCATACAAATCCCCATCTTCAGACAACATCAAATCGTCTGCCGTGATTTAATCTGTTTGGGTTTATTACAATACAGCCACTACAACAGGGTTTTTAATTACCCATTCGCCGTTATCGTCGCCAGCAGTGGCAGAATCGCCTTTAATCAAAACAAAATTCTGTCCGACATAGCTGTGGAATACATTTTCTTTAACGCCGAAATATTCGCAAGCGTCACGGCCAAGGCATTTAATTGCGCGAATAACAGCTTCTTCGGTCAAGTCTTTAATCCCCATAGTGCTGATTCCGTCTAACTCTTCTTCGGTTTTTTCGCCGTCAACCCAAACAAATGAATTACTCAACTCTTCGCCGGCTGAATGTTCTTCGGTAGTTGCGCGAATACCATAAAAAGCGAAACAGTCATCGTCGTTTTCAATGATGTTGATGATTTTTTGAATTTCGTTCATTTTTATTCCCTAGCGAGTAGTGTTTCTATGTGTGTATATTACCGCATTTAATGCGGTAATGCAAGAGATTTTTTGAATATTTTTATAAGTAGCTGATTTGTATTGACTTAAAGTTATTTAAGCCCAATAAAAAAGCCATCTACTCAAAGCAGATGGCCTGTGTTTTTTGTCCCTATATTGTCCCAATGCGTTTTAAGTTCTTGATTTATTTATTATTAATGGTGCGGACGGAGAGACTCGAACTCTCACACCTCGCGGCGCCAGAACCTAAATCTGGTGCGTCTACCAATTTCGCCACGTCCGCACTAATTTGAATCGTGGATTATACACAAGATTAATGGGGGCGCAAAGTCTTGTTTGCTTGAATTTGTCGGTTTATCCCTTATATAATGACTTATTCCGGCCGTCTGAAAGCAGGGTTTGTTTTCAGACGGCCTCAACTTTCCATTTGGTGAGGAAGGGCTGATGCCTGCTTTATTGATTAAAGATTTTTTGCAGACGCAAGGTTTGAAGTTGCCTGCGGATGAGATACATGTTGCTTATTTGACTGCCCAGGCTGTGATTAAAATGGGCAATGCTTCGGTTGAGCGTTCGATTTTGTGGCCGTCTGAAAATGGTTGGCAGTTGGCGGATTATGTCGATGCCGAACATGAATGGTTGCTGAAACAGATTTTTATGGCTTTAGACTCGGTTGCCGAGCGCACCGAGCATTTGAAAAGTGCAGCCGTTTATACTGCGTTTCCGAAAGATGGTGCGTTGTCGCTGGTTCGGCTGAGCCGTTGGGGCGTGCCGTTGGAAAATGTGATTCCAATCGATGAGCCGGCCGGGCAGGCTTTTTTGGCTGTGCGTACGGCGCAAAGCGGCTGGATGAATGTTTGCCAGAATGTGGCGTATTGGCAGGAAATTGGTGAATTGTCGGCCGAACGCAATCATCCCGGCTTGAGCCAGATTTCTGTTCCCGTCTGTATGCCCAGCGGTGCAGTTTTAGGCGTGATACATGCTGAATTTGATGTCAAGGACGGTGCGCCTGACGAAGTGTTGGTGGCCTGGATTGCCCTTGCATTAGCCTTGGTGGAACCTTTGAAAAACCTCTTGGGCGTGGCTGAAAACGAGGAAGCGGAAAATGAGTAACGCGTTGAAGTTTGTCGCGTCATGCCGTTTGCCTACGGAGTGGGGCGAATTTACGATGCACGGCTTCGAAGAAGAGGGCGGGCAGGAACATGTCGCATTGACGATGGGCGATGTTTCAGACGGCCTGCCTGTGTTGTCGCGTATTCATTCCGAGTGCTTGACCGGAGATGCTTTATTTTCGGTGAAATGTGATTGCGGTCCTCAGCTTCAAGCGGCGATGCAGGCCGTTCAGAAAGAAGGGCGCGGTGTTATCGTATATTTGCGCCAAGAAGGCAGGGGTATTGGTTTGATAAACAAAATCCGTGCTTATCGTCTGCAAGATCAGGGCTTGGATACGGTTGAGGCCAATGTTGCACTCGGCCTTCCTGTTGATGCACGCGACTTTACTTTGGCCAAGCAGATTTATGATTATCTGCATATTCGTGAGGTCAGATTGTTGACCAATAACCCTGAGAAAATTCAAACGTTGAAAGATTCCGGCATTAATGTGGTTGAACGGATTGCATTACATGTCGGCGAAAATGTGGAAAATGAGCGTTATCTGCATACCAAGGCGGATAAATTGGGGCATTTGATTTTTGATTGATAGACGGGCATAACGGTTATTTTTATTGTTAAATAAAATATTCTATATTCTTTCAATGGGATATATTTTTATTTAAATAAAAATCTTGCGCGTAATCTGATTTTTTGATTTAATGTCGGCTTATCGGGTGATTAGCTCAGTTGGTAGAGCGTCTGCCTTACAAGCAGAATGTCGGCGG